GCTGAATGTTCTTAGAAAGCAGCTCTTCAGTGCCTCGCAGGTTGTAATCGTTAAGGAACTCAATCCCATACACGCCGTCGTCGGACAAAAAGAGCATTGCGTTGCCGCGCATGACAACGGACCGACGAGCTAGGCATCCAATCTCGGACGTAAGCTCCATAACAGTGACGTCTAGAAGGCTTCCAAGCGTTTTCTTAACAAGATGAAGGCTATTCCTATTCAGGACAACCAATCCGTCGTCATAGAAGCCGTGCATTGCTACCACATAGTCGGCTGTTCCGCCACTTACTCGGAATTGGTTCTCAATTTGGTCAAATGTAGTCGTATCAAGAATATCCGACACGGAAATCTCGTCAGTAATCTTGCGACTAGTGTATGTGACCGCATTGTAAGCCCCCGACTGATCGTAATAGAACGGAACCCACAAGCGTCGTTGGAAATGAACTCCCCAAGGCGCACCGGGCTGGTGCATAAAGCCACCTCCAACACTGAATCTGCCACCGAACTCAAATATATCAGCCGTAGTATTTGTATTGTAATCTCCGACTGGCGCATACCACTTGATTGTGGTAGTTGTTGCCTCTATAACTTGATATTCTTTGCCAACCATTTCGGCAAAATCGAGAGTTGTTGCTTGACGAACAATAATAACATCTCCGACCTTAACCGTAACATTGCCAGTTACTGTCGCAGTTACCAGTCCGCTGACCACATCCACGTATCTTTCCGTAATGTTAAATGTCTGTGGCTGGGTGTAAGCACCACCCGGAGATAGCGTGAATCCATCAGTAGCCGTAGCAACAGTAGCAACAAACGTCGTGCTAGTGGATATGCCTGCCGCCAGAAAGGTGAACGTGTCTTGGTCAACTACCGTGGCAACCGTATATGTCCCGTTGGGAGGCGTTCCGGTAGTAAGCCCCGCAATTGTAATCGAGGTTCCTACTACTAGCCCGTGTTCACGCAGATTCACCGTGACAACGGTGTCTGGACTTGCCGTGGCGTCTGAACTGGCAGAGACGATTGCCCGTCCGTTTGGATACCACTCCAAGGCTTGTTGCCCATCACGGAATAGCATCACCTTGTCAAACACCTGAATCATGTCAGTGTCAGCACCAAGAGCTTCTCCAGAAGGATACGGGATGTCTGTAATCGCGTAACCATCCAAGTCGATCTTCTTGGCAACAGTATCAAGCGCAATAATCACATACTCCTTGTTGCTGTCGTTTGGATCGCTGAACAAGCAGGAGGCTCGGACATTGGCACTTGCGTCGTCGTTGATTGCCATCTGGGATACCGTCCCAGTAACGTCAGCAGGAGGTGTGGTTACACCCGCAATCGTGTAGTCTAGCGTGTTCGCATCAAAGTAGGTAAGCACAAAGCTGCCGTTAAACGATGCGTCAAGGTCGGCAATCGTGGCCAGTCCAGAATCCGCCGCGACAAAGCCGTGAGCAGTAACGGTAAGGCGAACAGTCCCCGTAACCGGAATCGTAACGTTGCTAATTGTCTTTGGAGTATCAATCAGTAGGAAGGGGAGCTGCAAAGGAGAACCTCCCGTAGTCAATGCACCCGTCCTACTTACCACATTCTTCCGTGGCTTCCAATACCCCTCCATGCGCCCATTCAGCGACTCCCGGACCTCCCCCTCTTGGAGTTGGTTAAGTTGAAGCCTCTGGTTCACGCTCACAAACTTACGATCAGCGTCTTCGCCAATCGCATCATCAACAGATCTCCTGCCACTTGACGCAAACTGGGACATTACGCGTAGTAGACAACCACCACACCGGATGTGAGAACCACGGAACTGAAGTCACCGCCAATACCCAAGCCCGCAGGAAGGGTGATAGTCTGCAACCTCGATGCACCCGTGATGCTCCCGGACGAACTCGCCACAGTAGATAGCACGGCGTCATTGACCACCTGAATCCAGCGGATCTTGCCAGTGTAAGTAGTTGCCGCAGTGGAAAGCACAATGCCTCCGCCTTGGCCTTGAAGATCATACGATGTGGGACTTGCCATAAATGTATTAATGTATCACCACCGCAAC